TCACTCCACCGCCAGCGCCGCCTTCACCGCGCGCGCGACCTGCCGGCCCGACGCGCTCAGCGCCGCCCCGCTCTCGCCCCGCGCGGCGTTGATCGTGATCGCCACCCGCACGTCGCGCCCGCCACCCCCGCCAGCGGCGACGATGCTCCCGCTCGATGTCGGCACGAACAGTTCCGGTCCGCGCTCGCCGACCACGTAAGGGCGCAGCGGCGACACCGGCCCGCCCGTCGCGCGCCCCGGCGATCCGCCCAGCAACCCGCTCAGCGCCGCCACCAGACCGCCACCCGCCTTCGCGCTGCTGTTCCCCAAAATAGAACCGATCCCGCTCCGGATCGCCGCTCCGGCGATGTCGCCGAGCACCGACAGCGCGACCTTGCGCAGATCCTCGAACCCCAGCGATCCGCTCCGCGCCGCCTTGACCAGCACGTTTTCGATCTCGCGCCCGGCGCGATCCGCACCCGTCACCAGTGGGCCGTCGAGATTGGCGCGCATCGTATCCACGTCGCGCGCGAAGCCGGCGGTGTCGGCGCGCACGCTCACCACCAGCCGGTCGATTTCCTCATCCATCGGGAAACGCCTCCATCAATGTCGCGATTGTTTCACGCGTCGGCGGCGCGACCCCGGCTTCACCGCCGATTGCCCCCACCAGCGCCGCCAGTTCGGCGGGCGTCGCATCCCAGAATTGCGCCGGGGACCAGCAGAACGCGACGCCGGCCAGCCCCGCCAGCCGCGCCGCCGCATCGGCGAAGCGCGCGCTCATCGCCCGCCGAGGATCTGCGCCAGCAGCACGCGCAGCACCGGCGTCGCCTGCGCGAGCCCAGCCGCCGCGACCGCCTCCCCGAACAGCTCGCGAGTCAGCGCCGCCGGGGCCTCGTGCAAACAATGCCAGAACAGCGCCACCAGCTCGCGCAACGACAGTTGCCCCGCCGCCGCGCGTTCGACCAACGCGAACAGCGGCCCCAGTTCCGCCTCCGCCGCGACCAACGCCGCGAAGCTCGGCCGCAGCACGAGCTGCTCGCCGGCGACACGGATCGCCGCCTCGCCCCGCGCGGGGTTCGCCACCGCGCTCATGCCGCCACCACCGCACCCGAGCTTTCCAGCGCGATCGTGTAACTTCGCTCGCCATTGTAATCGCCGGCATAGTCGAGCCGCGTGACGAGGAAGCGCCCGCTCAGCGTCTCGCCGCTTTCGAAGCTCAGCCGGTAATCGTCGATGACGCCGGCAAGCGCATTGCCCTTGAGCCGCACCTCCGCCGTCGATCCGGTGAACACGCCCGCCCCCGACACGCTGACCGAGCGCACCCCCCCGCCCGACAGCAATTCGCGCCACCCGCCCGAATCCTTCGAGGTGATCGCCACCATTTCGCCGTTGATCGAAAGCTGCGTCGTGCGCAGCCCCGCCACCGTCGCATAGGCCACCGGCGATCCGCCGTTGCCGACCTTGAGCAGAAATGCCCTGCCGCTCTCCGCGCTCATATCATGCTCCCGTCTGTTGAAATCGCCGCCTCACGCGGCGAGCATCCGCACCCGATATTCGATCACCGCGCTCCACCGCCCCGGCGCCGGCCGCAGCAACCGCATCCGCACGAACACGAGGCTGGCGACCCGCCACCCGTCGAGGTCGCGCGGCAGTGCTTCGATCGCCGCCCCCGCAGCGCCGGCAAGCGCCTGCACCCGCGCCGGCGTCTCCGCCGCGTCGCGGATCGTCACCGCCAGCCGCAGCTCGCGCCCGTCGCGATCCTTGACGCTCCAGTCGCCGCTCAGCGTCTCGCCGATCTCGGCATAAGGCGGCGTGGCCTTGACCGGCGGCCCCTCGAACACGCCGTTCAGCCCGGCGAGTCCTTTGAGCGCGGCGAGCAATGCCGCCTGCACCACGGCTTCCGCGCTCATCGCAGCAGACTCCCGATCCAGCGCAACCGCGCATCCTCGGGCGAAATCCGCCCGACCAGCACGATCGCATCGTCCTCGCCGCTTACCGCCAGCTCCGGGAACGCCGCCTGCAACCGCGCCACGCCTTCGGTGATCGCGCGGTGCCGCGCGGCATCGGTGATCGTGCGCCCGCGCGCCGCCAGCCCGCTCAACATGCGCGCGTCCGCCGCGTCAGCGCGATCCGGCGGAACGGTCGCCACAGCGCCGTCACTGCCACCGGCGGCGGCGCCGCCGCATCGCGCACGGTGAACAGATGCGCAGCGAGCAGCACCGCGCCCTGCCGGATCGGCGCGGGCAACGCCCCCCAGCCGTCCGCCAGCCCGGCGGTGAAGGTCACGCCCACCCGGATCGCGCCGCCCGCATCGATCACCCGCACCCAGCCGTCGCCGGCGGCATCCACGTCGATCGCATAGGCTTGGCTCGCCAGCGCGGCGCCGCCGATCGCCTCGACCGCACCGATCGCCCGCACCGGCGTAGCCGCCAGTTGCTGCCAGGCGCGACTCACCGGTAACACGTCGCGCAGCGTGCGCGCGATCAGCACCTGCCCGATGAACGCTTCGCCCAGCCCCAGCGCGGTCTCGGCCAGCGCCGCCACCAGCGCATCCTCATCGTCGCTGACCAGCCGCAGCATCGCCTTCACCTCGGCCAGCGCCGCCGCGCGATCCTCCGCGCCGAGCACCACCGCGCCCGGCCCATCGCTCCCGATCGTCATGAACATCTCCACCCAAATCCCTCTCCCACCGGGAGAGGGAGGGAGCCGCCAAAGGCGGCGGAAGGGTGAGGGCGACCGATCCCATGATCGCCCTCATCCGGCGCGTCAGCTCGCCGAAAAGCGCATCAACTTGATCGCCTCGGAATTGCTCACGCAGCCGCCGATCCGCTTGGTCGCGTAGAACGTGACGAACGGCTTGTTCGAATAGGGATCGCGCAGGATCGCGGTCTCGTTGCGCTCGGCAATCAGATAGCCGGCGCGGAAATCGCCGAACGCGATCGCCAGCGCGTTGGCGGCGACATCGGGCATGTCCTCCGCCTCGATCACCGGATAGCCGAGCAGCGTCGCCGGTTGCCCCACCGCCAGCCCCGGCGCCCAGATGAACGCGCCGTCGGTGGTCTTGAACTTGCGGATGCGCGCCAGCGTCGCCGAGTTCATCACCCAGCTTGCGTTCTGGCGATACGGCCCGCGCAGGCTCTGGACCAGGTCGATCAGCCGGTCCTGCGGGTTGGCGGCGAAATCGCCCGCTGCCCCGCTCGCCAGATATTGCAGCGTGCCGAACGCGCGCGCCGCATCGTTCGTGGCTGCAACCGGCGCCTGCAGGAACCCCTTGGGCCGCGCATTGCCCGATCCGGTGACGAACGCCGCCCCCTCGGCGCGCGCGAACTCGGTGGCGATCTCCCCGGCGAGCCACCCTTCGACATCGAACAAAGCATCGTCGAGCATCGCCTGGCTCGCGCTCGGGTTGGCGTACAGCTCGCCCATCGGCGGCGCGATCTCGGCGTAGGTGGGCGTGGCGGTGCCGGGCCGCGCATCGGTCTCCGCCGCCCAGCCCGAGGGCGTGCCGCCGCTCGTCACCAGCTTGCGATAGCCGGCCGAGCCGACCTTGACGACATTGGCGATGGCCCGGATCGGCGAGATCGCCGTGAGCGTCGCGTCGATCACCGAGTCGATTTCCTTGGGGATCGCGTAGCCGCCGCTGTCGCCGGTCACGCCGGTGAACGACTTCATCTCCACGCTGGTGCCGCTGCGCAGGAACTCCATGAACGCCGCCGCGCGGCCGCTATCCCGCGCGCCGCTCAGCAACGGCCGCACCACCGCGCCGCCCATCTCCATGCCCGAGAAGCTCGTCTCGAGCGCATCCGCTTTCACTTCGATCATGTCATTCTCCCATGCGAAAACACCCCCGCGCGGCACCGCCGGCGGACAAAAACGTCGAAACTCTCGAAAGCCGTCAGGCTATCGCATGCACCCGGGCGAGCGGCTGCATCGGCTGCGCGACCAGGCTCACCTCGACCAGATCGAGCGCGGTCAGTTCGCGATACCGCCCGCGCGCCGCCGCTTTGACCCGGTAGCCGAACGACAGCCCCGAGACCGCGCCCGAGCGCACCAGCCCGGCGAGCCGCGCATCGTCGATCCGCCCGATCACGCGCAGGCCCCGCGCATCCTCGCCGGCCTGCTCGATCACGCCGACCGGCGCGCCATTATGCTGCCACAGCAACGGCACCGGCCCAACCGCACCGAACGCGCCCGCGCGCACCACATCGCCACCGCGATCGGCGCGGTCGAACACGGCGGCATAGCCGGCGAAGCGTAGCCCTTCTGTTCCCCCGCGAAAGCGGGGGTCCAGAGCCACGGACGCAACGCTGCCTGGCTCTGGGCTCCCGCTTGCGCGGGAGAACGGCGCGGTCACTTCACCCAGTCCCAGAAGCCGAACCGCGCTGCGAGGCCCGCCAGCAACACCGCGCCGCCGATCCGCGCGACCCAGCCGACCACCGCTTTCCACGCCGAGCGCTTGGCATCGCGCCACGCGCCGAGCAGCTCGCGCAATTCGGCCATGTCCTTGGCCGCGCCCGCATCATCCAGCCCGAGCCGGGCCAGCGCCCGGCTCGCGCCAAGCTCGCCGGCCTCCTCGGCAATCGCCCGCAACGTCGCCAGATCGGCGCCCTCGGCCTGTCCCTGCGCCAGCAGTTGCGCCAACACCGCACTTACACTCATGCCACACCTCCCGCGTGATCCGCGTTCAAGCCCAACATCGCCCGCTTCTCGTCGTCGCTGAGGAAACTTGCCGCATTCACCTGCGCCCACAGCCGCTCGCGGTCCTCGGCCAGCGCCGTCACCTTGTCGGCGTCGACGCGCAGCCACGGCGCCTCGAACCAGCCGGCCAGCCCCTGCGCGAGCCCCGCGAAGATCGTGTCGGCGAGCGGCAGGATCGCCAGCCGCCACAACGCACGATTCGCCTCGCGGTAATTGGCGTAGGTCGCGTCGCCCGGCAGCCCGAGCAGCATCGGCGGCACCCCGAAGCCGCACGCGATCTCCCGCGCCGCCGCCGCCCTCAGCCCGACGAAATCCATATCGGCCGGGGTCATGCTCAGCGCCTGCCACTTCAGCCCGCCCTCCAGCAGCATCGGTCGCCCGGCATTGGCCGCGCCGGCGAACCCCGCCTCCATCTCGGTGCGAAGCCGCTCGAACTGTTCGCGCGACAGCACCGATCCGTCGCCCGGATCATGCACCAGCGCGCCCGAGGGCCGCGCCGCATTGTCGAGCAGCGCCTTGTTCCAGCGCGCCGCCGCATTGTGCAGCGCGATCGCCCCCGCCGCCGCGCCCAGACAGCCCAGCCCATAATGGTCGTCGAGCGGGTGAAAGCTGCGCAGATGCACGATCTCAGGTCGCGGCCCGTCCGCGATCAGCCGCGTGACCCGCTCGCCGACACGGTAACGATAGGCGACCGGCCACCCGCCCGCATCCGCCTCGACGCTCACCCGCTCGGGCCGCAGCGCGAACAGTTCGACGACCTGCCCCGCCGGATCGGTCATGATCTGGACATAGGCGTTGCCGTGCAGCAGCAGATGCGCGGCGACCGTCTCGGTGAGCGCCTGCCCGCCCGAGCGCGCGCTCACCAGCGCGAGCAGGTCGGGCGACGAGGCCGTCACCGGCGCGCCCGCCAGCCCCTGCGCGACCAGCCGCACCGCGCGTTGCGCGACGGCGTTGCGGCAATAGCCCTGCCGCACCTGCGCCGCATAATCGTCGGCCCATTCACCCGACGATCCGCCCGCCGACCACAGGCCATAGCGCGCCAGCACCGGACGCACGTCGCGCCCGGCTGATTTCCAGCCGAAGAGTTTCATGATGATGTCCTCTGTCTCAGACAGCGTTTTTGGCGACGCGAACGCTACGCCGTTCTCTCGCGAAGGCGGGAGTTCAGTCTAGGGTCCCGCCGTGGCGGGAACCCATCAGGGGTTCAGCCCGGCTTCTTGCCGAACCAGATCACATGCCGCGCGCCCTTGCCGCTGGCACGCGCGCGGATCGTCACCTCGTCCACCGCGAACCCGGCCTCGCCGAGCCGCTTGGCGAACTTCACGTCGGGCGCAGCCGACCAGATCGCCAGCACCCCGCCGGGCCGAAGCGCGCCGCGCGCCGCTTCCAGCCCGCGCGCCGAATAGAGCCGGTCGTTGCCGCGCCGGGTGAGGCCGTCGGGGCCGTTGTCGACATCGAGCAGGATCGCGTCATACACGCTCCGCCCGCCCGCGATCACCGCGCCGACATCCTCGGTGATGATGTCCACACGGCGGTCGTCGAGGCTATCGCCCGTCAGCGCCGCCATCGGCCCGCGCGCCCAGTCGATCACCTGCGGCACCAGTTCCGCCACCGACACGCTCGCTTGCGGCCCGAGCCGTGCCAGCGCCGCGCGCAACGTGAAGCCCATGCCGTAGCCGCCGATCAGGAAGTGCGGCGCTGCCCCCGTCACCCGGTCGCATGCCAGCGTCGCCAGCGCCTCCTCGGACGCGTTCAGCCGGCTGCTCATCAGTTCCTCGACGCCGAGCATGATGAAGAAGTCGGTGCCACGCTGCACCAGCCGCATCTCGCCGCCACCCGGCACCTGTGCGCTATCGATCAAAATTCTCGGAACCATCCGTCCTCCTAGCGCCCTAAAAGCCAATCGCCCAGCCCGTCGCCCCGGCGCAGGCCGGGGCCGTTGTGTTTGGGGCCGCCGGCTCGCCAAGCCACGCAGCGGCCCCGGCCTGCGCCGGGGCGACGTTAGAGGCCGCGTACCGTCGCGATACCCACACGCCCCAGCAGCAACTCGGCCAGCGCCCACACCAAGGCATCGGCCCGGTCCGGCGAACGCCCCGGCCCCTGATACCGCCCGCCCGCGACCAGCCCGCACATCTCGTCCTCCAGCCCCGGAAACGCACCGACATGATGCACCCGCCCGCGCGCATATTCGACCGACACCGGCTCCGCGCGCGCCGCCTTGCCGCGCGTCGCGTTGACGGTGGCGAGCGGCAGGCCGGGATCGACCCGTTCGAGCACCGATCGCACCATCTGCCCGCCCTGATTGACCTCGGCGACCACGCGGTCGGCCGCGTGCCGCCCGGCGCACCCCACCACCGCGCGCGCCCACCCTTCCGGGCTTTCACCGACGACGCTGGCATCCTCGATCACATAGGCATGACCGTCCTCGCCCAGCCCCGCCGCGACGATGCCGCACGCGTCGCCCTCGCCGCTGGCGCTTCCGGCCGGCGGATCGACGCCCACCACCACGCGCACCAAGGCCGGCGCACATGCCACCCGGCACGCCTCGATGCCGCCGCGAGACCACAACGCGCCCGGCAGATCCTCGATCAACTCGCCGTCGATCTCCTGTCGGCCGAGCCGCGTGCCACCATAGCCTTCCTCGATCGCGGCGATGAACGCCTCGCCGAGATGCGCATTGTCGTGAGTCCGACCATGCGACTCCACCCGCCCCTTCATCGCCATGATCCGCCGCAGCAACGGCACCGCGCGCGGCGTCGTCGTCACCACCACCTGTTGCCGCGCACCAAGTCGCAGCCCGAGCATCAGATTGTCCCACGCCGCGTCCGCCCGCCGCCATTTGGCGATCTCGTCGCACCAGGCGGCGTGATGCTGCGGCCCGCGCAGTTTTTCGGGCGCCTCGGCCGAATAAGTGAAGGCGCGCGCGCCCGACATGAAGGCCAGTTCGCCCGAACTGCGATGCCAGTCGATCCGCTCGCCCGGCTGCGCCACCGACAATATGCCGCTGTCGCCCTCGACCATCACTCGAGTCACATCCTCGATCGTCGCGCCGACCAGCGCGATCCGCGCACCCGGCAGATTGCGCGCGATCTGGCTGACCCATTCCGCCCCGGCGCGCGTCTTGCCGAAGCCGCGCCCGGCGCGGATCAGCCACACCCGCCAGTCGTTGCCGGGGCGATACTGGCCCTCATGCGCCGAGAGGAACCAGATTTGATTGAGCGCATATTTGACCGGCGCGTCCAGACCTTCAATGAGCCACGCTTGTTCATCCGGTTCCAGCAACGCGATCTTCACCGCCAACTCGACCACTCCGTCTTCACTCATATCTTCACCGGCAACCGCTTGCCGAGCGCCGCGAGCTTGCGCAGCAACGCCTGTTCAACCTCCTCCATCGAAGCGGTTCGCGGCACCGCCTCGCGCGGCGCGCTCGCCCGCGCGCTCCGGCCTTCGCGGCGCGCCAGCAGCTTGAGCGCCAGCGCCTGATCGAACGTACCGACCTCGCGCGCGCCCAGATCGATCGCGCGCGCCAGCAACTCGTCCTCAAGCCGGGCATAGGCCGCGTTCAGCGCCTCTTCCCAGCCGTCCGCGAACGCCGGGTCGTGCCGGCGCAGCGCATAGGCCGAAGCGTGAGTCCGCCCCGCCGCCTCGGCCGATCGCGCCACGTCCCCGCTCAGCGCGAGCGTATCGAGAAACATCGTCCGCGCCGCCACGCCCCAGCCGATGTCGCGCCGGTCAGCGCTCGCCATCTCGTCCAT